TAACGCCTAACCTACAATTATGTTGTTCACCGCTATCGCCTCCACGCTTATTGTCGGCATCATCGCTGGCATCTTCATTGAGCGCAACAATTCTTCTCGTGTAGAGAAGCTAATCAATCAAGCACTACAAGACGCAAAGACTGTAAAAGATGATGCGTCGAAGATTGCTGCAGACATTAAGCAGTAATGAAGTTCGTCGCCACGGCAGTCTCTATCCTTTTGGTTTCATGCTCTTGCGTGGACAAGTGGGGGGACTCCTGTGGCGATGTTCCTGTTGTTGAAGTAAAGCAAGACAGGAACAATTCTTCTCTATCCGCAATCCTTGCGGTAGCCTCAGAGAACGCAGACAAGCCGAGCGTCGTTAAAAACGAACTCGGTATTGCTTCTGCTTATTTGCCTTTACCTAGCGTCAATGAATTGAACTTAGTCCGTCAAAGAGTTCAACGCAACGACACAAAAGAGTATGAAGCAGAAATCAAAAAAGCCAAGCAAGCGAACATTGAGGTCATCAATGAAAGCGAGAAACTCAAAAAGAAGTTTGATGCTCTCGCTAGCGAGAACCATCAACTTAAAACTGAACTCACTAAATCAAAGTCTGATGCTGACAGGAATCTCTACTCCATGGCTTCAGTCTGTTTGCTGGCACTTGGCGGTGTAGCGATTGCCTTGGGAAGAGTCCCTGCTGGAGCAGGGCTATTCCTGTCTGGAATCATCGCCGCCTCTATCCCATATTTGCTGGACTCTCCCTACTACCTTATGTCCGTGGGCGGTCTGTTCGTGGTAGCCCAAGGGTTTGTTGTCTGGCACTTGTTCAAACAAGATGGAGCCCCCAAGCAACCTACCGCCTAATCTGTGCGACTTTGCACTTGGTGCACTCATAGGCGTACTGTCGTTCCTCGTCCGTGTATGGACTTCAGTTGAAAAGCACTCGCTAGCCTACATCATCCGCAGGACAGCGATTGCTGGACTCGCATCATTTTTGGTAGGCATGGCTGTTGGTTCATACTTTTCAAACATAGGAATCTCTTACGCGGCCTCAGGAATGGCAGGATACGCCTCGCCAGAGTTGGTTGAGTGGTTTCTGAAAAGAATCAAGAGGGGTCCCTAAAAAGGGGGGTTGGGGGCTTTGCCCCGACCTACCACTTAAAACGCCTCCTTGACCCCTTATCGTTGCCTGTAGAGGCATCCCCTTCGGTGGGAGGGGACAGGTCCTCGGGGGTAGCGTACTCCCAGCGAATCTGCCCTAAGGCTCTTGAATGTCGAATCATGATTTCCCCGGCGAACTCGCCGTAGTAGTTTTTCATGCCAGCCCTACCTCTACGCTTGGTTAGTCCAAACTTGAAGATGGGCTGTTCTCCCTGCTGACGGCTAAGCACTGCTACCTCACGAAAGTAGTTCACGAACTCAGCGGAACCAGCACCAGAGTATGCCATGTCGGATACAGTCTGCTTGTCCTTGTCCTTGGACGAACTTGGCTTGGTAGTGTGGTGCATGGCAATCATCACCGCTTGCGTCTCTACGAGAACCCGATTGATTCCGTGACGCAGGAACTTGGACGCTTGCTCTTGGTTGGCGATGTCTATCCCAGCGAATGAAAGAACAGGGTCAATGAAAACCAAGTCAGCCCTGTGGTCCTTAATCAGTTCACGGAGCATAGGTGGAAAGTCCTCACCTACACTTGTCGAGTCTCGATAAATCGCTAAGTTGTCTTTCATGTGGAACAGTTCGTCCGAGAACAATCCTGCACCCTTGACTACGTCTTGGTATGCTTCGGCAACATCACCAAAATCATTTTCTGCCTGAATCACTAAAACCCGCAAGGGTTTGATTGCCTTAATCCCGAAGAAATCTTTCCTGCCTCCAACTGACCAATTCACTGCTGCCTGCATCAGCAACGATGATTTGCCTACACCTGACTGAGAGACAATCAGCGCTGAACCACCCTTGCACAACCAGCGATTGCCAAGCACAGTGTTGGGGTCATCCGAGCGATTGAAGTTAAACAACTCATCGTGGGATAGAGGTTTAGGTTTGTTGCGGACGCTTGACTTGCCTACTGAGTTAAACTTGTTGAAAGCGAAATCAATAATCTGTTCGGGTATGCAGGAATCGTCCTCGGACAGTTCCGAAATCTTTTCAACCACTTCCTTGATTTGACGCAGTCTTGACTGACGCTTAACTTCATCAGACCAAGCTTGGTTCATTGGCGTGTAGCCACATTCAGTGACCATGTCGGAGACATAAAAGGCGTCAACCTTTGAACCCTTGTTCCTGAGTTCCACGGTGACGCTTGCCTCGTCCACGGCAACGCCTGATGCACACATCAGTCGGATACAGTGAGCGATGTCTTGATGCTTCGGCTCCACAAAGTCGCTCGGCTCAAGCAACTCTGGAAGGTTCTTTGAATCTCTCAAGCAAGTTCCAAGCACTGCTCTTTCGAGAAAGATAGTTATTTTATTTATTTTTCGTGTCATGTTTTGGGGGGAAAGTTTCTTTTCTTTTTCACCTGCCCAAAGGCAAGCGGAAAATTACTGCAACAGATTTACTCTGTGTAGTTGTTTTATGGGAACGATGATTATTTTACTGCTGTTGTTGTCTCCTCCTACGGACACCCTTGCACCATAGTCCGATGGACGTAAATAAACCTTACGCAGGAATACTTTTAGTTCGTGTACACGGAAGCCGTAGGCTCCAACAATCTTGCCTTCAAAGGATAGTAGGTGAAACCAGTAGTCCGCTTCGGTGACAGAGATTCCAGACTTCTTTCCTCTGGACTCAAATTCAAAAACGACATTACCTGTCGTGAACCAAGCATCACGCTCAGTCTTTACTTCAATCTTTGCACCGTCAGGTGCACCTAGAAGTTTAAGCCATAGTTCCCCAGATTCGCCGAACTTTAAGTCCAAATCAAATCTGGGGTTCCAAGCCATAGCCTAATCTGAGTTAGGCAGTCCAGGCAGTAAGGACCAATGAGTGAAATCGTCGCAATCAACTATCCAACCTTCATCAAGCACTAAGTAAATCTTGATTTGATTTTCTTCAATTTGAATTTCGTTTGCTTGGTACTTCACTACCTGAATGTCTCCATTTTTGTGGACGACAAGGAATCTTTGCTTGATGGGGAAACCTCTATCCGACATCTTCACCCATTGAATGAATTGTCTTGATTTCATGCCACACTCCATTCCATGTCCTTTTCAAGTTCAATAAACTCTGCTCCGTCGTACTCTCTGACGGAGAACCTAGTCCCGGGAGTTAGCCAATGAACCCTGAGTCCATCAACTCCTCCAAGGTAAACACCTTCAGGGTATTCCGTGAGGCAGTGCTTTTCAACTGCTTCATTGAAGTCGTCCCAAGACATTGATTCGTTTCTGAACTTTTCAACAAGCAAGACAATCTCTGGGTCAAACAGTAATTGTTCATCACTGTGCCAAGTGGACCATCCTGCTCCGTATCCGTGGCTCACAAGTACGGCAATCATGCCGTTTCTGATTAGTTTTTTCATTTGTTTTTTCTTCTCCATGTTTTTTTGCGTTTGGTTTTTCGTGTGTATTCGGGGGAAAGTAAGTGGTAAAGGCTGGCACGTCCATTGGGAGGAACTAACTTAGTGTTTGGAGAGAACTGAACGCCCAAGGAGGATAACTCCTCGACGCTCATGCCCATCATCTCTGCCGTGTCGGATAGAGAAATACCAATCCTGCTTGCTTCCATAATTTGAACCATAGGGTCGTAGGGGATGAAGTATCTCTTGTTGCCGTCTCCAATGTTGTCCTCAGTGTGGGAGCATTTGGCAAGGAACAATGCTCGTTCTGGAGTGAAGCCGAAACCCATAGCCAATTCCACAAAGTTAGCTATTCTTTTTGCCTCGTTTAATTTATTCTCTTCGTTCAACTTTTCGTGCTCCCGCGTTCTCGTTCCCACTTCATCATTTGTCGCTCAATCACTAAGCGATACTGTTCGCCTCGTGATTTGATTTCCTTCGCTTGATTCTCTTGAAACAAGAGGTCGTAGTCAAAGTTCACTTCCCTGATGTTTCGTCCGATAGAGGTTGCTTCGGTTTCACAGGCAGGAATGTTGTTCGCCTTCGTGATGATTGCGGTCTTGAGGAACCAATGCTGGTCAGGCATCTTGTTCATGTTCTCCACGAATGCCTTAATGAAAAAGTATTCGTTCACGTATCGCCAATCGGGGATGACGAAAATCTGCCGCTTGTCTTTCTGCGTTTCAGAGCAAGCCTCAATCTCCCTGCCAACGAACGCTGCAAATACTTCTGGATTAATGTGCCGGGCAATAGTGCCACCGAGGATTAAAAATTTGCGGTGAGCAACTTTGAACTCTTCGTTGTGGAACGAATTAGTTTTGCTGTACACACCAAGCGTGTTGAGGAATAAATCTGCTGCGGTTTTCAACGACTCAGAGAAAGGCACCTTGTAGGTGCCTAACGCTGAATCGTTTTCAACCATCATGCCGTCGGCTAGCGTGTCCTTTCCAGAACGAGCATAGCCTGTGACCATAAGGATTGTTCGAGTAATCACGTTAAAAAGGAACGTCTTGGTCGTTCTTTGTCTGTTGCACGGAATCGTCGTTCAATGGCTTGATGCTGACGATTTTGTACTTGTACTGTTTCTTGCCCTGCCACTCTCCATCCTCCGAGACGTCTAATTCAAACTCCGCTTTCTTGCCGAAGGCAGGAGAGCAGTATTCAATCAGGTCATCAATGGAGATGTTGCTCGCAGGTTCTGCGAGGAACTCCTTGGTGAGTTTGCCAATCAGCATAGCGAGTCCCTTGGGATACTGTGCCGAATAGTTCTTCGTCATGCACAGTCCTTCTGGAGACAGAAAGAATAGCCGGCAGGATGAATAGCCACTTTTGTTGGTCTTGAAACGCTCAAGCAGTTTCTCGTCCTTAGGACGAACTAACTTGAGTTTGTACTTTCCCGACTTGGTGATGCTCACTAAGGGTGGGAGGTCGTTGTTTGGTTGTGTCATGGTGTTTGTGTTTGGGGGGAAATTAAGCCTCAACGACAACAGGAGTAGTTGGGTAGGCAGGCCATAAGCCGTGGACTGTTCCTTGACGGTAAGCCTCTATCGCTTTCGCTAAGTCAAACTCAGCAAGTTTCTCGAATGACTTGCCTACCTCGAACACTGATGCTGCATAGGGTCCTTCTTTCTCGCAAGCGATGAAACGAAAACCCTTAGGCTTTACGCCTGTGACCTTTTCAAAAATCTTCGTGTACATCAGTGCTTGAAGATTGTATTTGTATTTGTAAATGCTGGACTTGAATCCTGAGTAGGATGCGTCCTCAGTTGTCTTGAGGTCGTAGAGGTAGCCGTCATCTCCGAGAGCATCAATGGTGCACTTAACGGCAACGTCCTCAAGGGAGCAGGATAGAGAGAACTCAACTGCCGAGAAGGATACGCCAAGTGACTTTAGCGTTTGAATCATGGAGTTGGCTACACTAGCACAAACGACGATTTCTTCGTGCTTGAGAGAAGTCTTGTCTCCACAGTTGGCTTCAAACTCTGCGTAGATTTTTTTGCCTTCAGTAGTGCGACGGTCACAGTCAGGACGAGTAATGAATCGGTCATTGACCGTTTCAGGTTCAAGCACCATAGCGTGGGTAAGTGAACCCATACGTAAGGCGGATGAATCCGTGGACTCCTCCTTGAGCCATTGTTGGTAGTGAGCAGGAGATTTAAGGATTTGCTTGGCACCAGAATAGTTGAGTGCGGCAATAGCCTTGTAATCTTGTCTGCTTAGTTTTGGTAGGGTGCTGATTGTTGGTAGGTTTTGTTTCATGTTGTTTGGGGGGAAAGAACTGTTTTGGCTGGGGGGAAGGGGGAAGGCAAGCCCAATCTTTTGTCAGTTTGCTACTGACGCTGGATTGACTGTTGCCCAAGTATTGCCATACTTGACGAAGTATTTAATGTGTCTTTTCCTGTTGATGTTTGGGTATGTGAGTTTAACCCATCGCCAATAAAAGTAGCTAAAGTCATCTCTGCCCCATACGACGAACTCTGGGTTCTCCACTACGCCATCAATTATGAGTACCAGCGCGTAGCACGTCTTGGGCATCTTCTGGCAGATGCTTCTGACCTGATGGTTTACTTCCGTGTACGAGATTTCTTTCACCAAAGCCATAAGTCTTTTATTGTGTAGTTGGAGGTTTTAAGGATTTGTTCTTTTTGCTTCTCCCAGATTTCAATCTTCTGTTTCTGGCTCAGGTTGATGAACTGTTCCACGTCAGTCAATGAATTAATCTGGTAGCACCAATCAAGTCCACTGTTGCCCACAGGGGCAACTGAAGGGACGCCTGCATACACGGCGTGGTAGGCTCTGCCTGTTCGCCATCCACAGATGGCGTGTTTCTCGTCGTACACGGAAAGGCATCCAGAAAACATCCGATAGAAACCTGCTCGGTTTCTCTGCTGAGGGATTTCAAGTAGAGGAACTCCCGGGTATTCTGCCCATTCCTTGGGCTTGCCGACAATCCTGATGTGTGGAGAGTAGGCAAATCCTCTGCCTTCTTTTTTGAAGTAAATTCCTCTGCTGTTTGGGCGACCTATGTAGCACAACTGATTCAACTTAGGCGTAGCCGCTGGTTTGAAAGTCATGTTGCTGTGCATGGGCATATCCACCACCTTGCAGGCAGATGGACACTTGAGGACCATCTTCGCTAACTCAGCATTAACGGCATTGACCGCTACCGTCCATCGGGAGTAATCCTCGTCAGGTAATCGGTTCCACGGAAAACTCAAATCAGGGTCGTCGTTGATGAAAACAATCTTGCCCTTATGGTTCTTGATGAGTTCAAGTGTCCGCCTCCAATCGTCGCCGAAGAACATCATGTTCGTTCCGCCAAACTCCAGCATCAGTATCTCGCACTCAACATGCTTCCCGGGTTCACCCGCTATGTTGCGTATGCCATGCTTCGCCGTGGCATCTGTTAGTTCTCCTATTGGCTGCACTCTATAATTGTTTGCTTGGAGTCTCTCTATAATTGATTTCCGTTTCTCTACCCAAGCACCCCTTACGCCATTCTCTTCCTTCGTCAGAGCAAACTTACCTGCCACACGGCGGTAGCCGATGACAGGTCCGTTGTTGCGTAGGTTATTGTTGTTGAAGGTATCCGTGTCGCTCATGGTTCATGGTGCTTCCTCCCTTGCGTTCCTCCATGCGTACATGGACTTGTCCATTTCAAAAGCATCAACAGGACGTGACCAAGTCCTGCGTCCAGCATTAACCATCCACTGGTGCATAGCGTCTCCCGACTCATTGAGTCTCTCTACGTGCTGCTTTAGCTTATTGAACTCTTGCTCAAGTTGTTCGGCTTTAGGTTTTTTCAATCCGTTCCACACACTGTCAAACTCGTTGATTGCGTAGTAGAGACTGCTTGGGTAGTTCAATGGTTGCTGCAGGAAGTTCTTTCCACAGTTCTCCCGAATGACTTTTGCGTACAACTCAGACATAGTCCTCAAGTTTAGGCAAACCTCCACCAACTTATTGCTGAGTTCATTGTTCTTCATCAATTCAATAACTCGCTCGTTCTCCTCAATCTTCTTCTTGAGTTCACTGATTTGTTCTCGCTGCTGACGATTCTCTTTCACGTACACAGTGTACGAGTCATTAATCGCACTCAGGTTTCTTTCGTGCGTGTAAATTTCAATTCTGTTTTTTTCAATCTGCTCATCCCTTTCCTTGTTTGAGGAAATCAAAGCATCCACGTTTTTCTCCAATGAATCAATGTGTGCTTTTGAAGAATCCAAACTGCGGACAAGGTCGCAGTTCTGCTCGGCAAGCATATTCTTTTGCCTGATTAATTCGTTGATGCGTACACTGTTTTGTCCATCGGACTGGAAGTATGGACGCTCTTTGATTGTGCAACCAGCGTCGTGCAACTGTTTCTGCAAATCAAGTACTTGCATGGACAGTTCAAGCACATACTCTAAGTGGTCGCAGTAAAGGACATACTCACCTAACTCGTTTTTGAGTGGACCGAATATGCCCATTGTGTAGCGTTGCGGATTTCTCATGGTTTGTTCTGTTTGAGGGTTAAAATCTCTGATTCAAGTTTGGCAATCTTTTTTTCAAGTTCCTCCATGGCTAGTTCTGCGATGGACACAGGTATCCACGTAGTCCGTCCACGATTGCTTTTGAGTTCAGTATTCTCTTTGAGCAAACTCTCGACGAGTTTCTTGGAGTGGTACAGTTCAATCCGCAGCGTAGCGATTTCGGACTGTTCTTCGCTCTGATTTTCTCGACTCATATTTGATTACTTCTTGGAGTTTGCTTCAAATTCACGAACAGCCTTGATGAACTTAGGCAGTTGGCTGGAGATTGTGTCTTGGACAGATGCGGACACGTCATCAAACTTTTGTCCATCCTTAAGCCATCCCTTGGACACAATGAACTTGAGTGATGCTTCTCTCACGTCCACAGGAATCATCTGCCACCATGCTACGTTAGGCACACTAACCTTGCTGGCAACATTAGCGTCATCGTCGTTGTCCACAGAAATACCGCAGGCAATCTGGAGGGAGTGACGTCGCAGGTAAGTCAGCGCGGAGCCTAACTGCTGAGGATTCATTGATTCAGTCTTGGCTGAAACAGAGACACCGTCAAGGTGTCCGCCGTCAGCGTGAATAATCATCGTGGACACAGTCGTGACTCCATCAGCGTAGGAGCAAAGTTGCCTGACGGCAAGATTGTAGTCCTTGGCTACTTCTTTCACTGACTTGAGTATCTCCGACAGAGAAGAATACCTGCTCTTGTAGGCAGGGTTAAACTTATCTGCGTGGACGTTCTCCATCGCGTTAAGGAAAGCGATGAAGTCATTTCGTTGTTTTGTTTTTTCCATGTTTTTATTTTGGGGGGAAATTAAATCTTGCCGTTGATGCCTGCGTGAAGGATGAGCAGAGCATCAGAGGTCTTGAGGGTCACAGGACAGTCAGGATAGAGGTCGCATGCCTTGTCCTTGAGGACATTCTTCCACTCAGTGGTGGTGCGTTCGCCTTTCTTTCCTACGTCATGTGTCTTTTGCCACGCCTGAGGCGTGACGATTTTTACAGTCATGCCAAACGCTACGGCTGAGCCTAGGCATAATCCGTAGTTGTGCATCATTTTTCCTACTGAATAACCCGGGATATGTTTGTTGGTGAAAAGTGGAGGTTTCTCTAGGAACAACTTACGTTCGCTGTAGTTGCTGCATATGCTTGAAATCTTTTCAACGATACCGAAGTCTCCGTCTGGCATGGACACACAGTATGTTTTGCCCGATTCATCTGTCCACGCAATACCTCCGTTTACTCCGGGGTCAATCGCCATAGTCAATTGCTTTGGTTTCGCCATAGCCAAGTGAAAGCCTGTTTCCGTCCACGGAGCAAGCCTTTTATTTTCAACATTTGGTTGTTCTTTTTGACGCTGTCCAAAACTACAGCACCCACCACGGAAGGGGGGAGGGGAGGCAAGCCCCCAAGCCGTCCATCAAAACGCCTTAAAACGCCTGCTAGGGGGTCAGGAACGGCATCCCTGCAAGCGGATGGGGACGGCACTTTGGGTTCGGGGAACGCCTCAGCCGTCTGATGGACACAAACGGATAGAGGTTCACGCTCTGAGGACATGCGGTGAAGGCTGAACTCTACTCCCCCCCCTAAAGGGGGGGAGAGAGAGGGGTCAGTCACAGGCACATCAGCAGCAGTAGTGCAGTGAGGGCAAGAATGTAGAAAACTACACATTCAATTAGTTCGGTTTTCATTCTTCGCAGTAGTAGTTCCGTTCCACGTAATCCTTGAGGCACTGAAATCCAAAACAGGCAGAGCCACAGGTCAAATAGAGGTGCGGATTGCTTTCAACTTCACGGATGAAGTCAATGATGAGTTCAAAATCTTCTGGCACAGGCTCCAAGCCAAGGATGACTTTGTACATGTGGAAGTAATTTTTACTCATCCTCTTGTTCCTCCTCTTCGTCATCCGTGTACCATGCGGAGCAGTCAAAGTCCACATAGCGAAGCACTACTCCAAGCACTGAGTGGTAGTCAGCGCCTGATTTAATGGACGCATCCACGTCAGCCTTGAATTTGTTGTAGGTTTCAACGCCTAACTGATTCTTGATTTCTTTACCCGCCAGACCAAGAATCATGAAGATGTTTCCGTCGGGTTGTTGTTTGATTGTTGCTTTCATGTTGTGTAGGGAAAAGTTTAGAGTAAATCCTCAGGGTAAATCAGGAAACCGTAATTGCGGTACCATGATTTGAACTCCTCGTTGTCCTTGTAGTCCTTCGGGATTTCATTCAGCCAGAAGCATCTCCTTTTATCTCCTGACAGATTAGTGGCAGGAATGATGAGCGTGCCAGCAGGAATGTCTGCCCATTTCGTCATGCCCCACCATCCGTAGGGCAACCTGACGTCCTTCTTTAGTTTCTGTTTTTTAATCATTTGATGATTTTGGTGATGGTGAAACTCTTGATTCCGACAGTGTTTTGAAGCACGAACAGTTCACGGTGACGCTTCATGAAAGCTACCTGCTGTTTGATGTTCAGTTCAAAGTCAGAATTGTTGTTTTCGTCCATCGTGTCGCACAGGAGAGCCATGTGCTCGAGTTCAAGATGAAAATCAACAGGCGACATAAATTCACCGGTGTCTGTTTTGAACAGAGAACTACACGTTGCCGTGTAGTTCATCGCTTGGTCATTCCCTAGGACAACACGCACATTGACGTAAAGATACGCCAAGTGTTTATTGTTCAGGTAATTACGCATTATTTCTTGTTTCATGTTTTTCATTGTGGGGAAATTTGATTTCGTTGTTTGGCAATCCTGACCACCTCAGCGTCCACTGGAATCCTCCACTTAGTGAACGTCTCATCAGCGTAGTGACTGTTCGTCCACAGACCCCAGTGGTCAATCACGTCTTGGTCCGTGAGGTGGTAGTTCCAGTACTCGCCTGATTTGTCCAGCACAGCACCCTTCCAGTATTCAGGCTCTGCTTTGACCATCTCTAGGCCGGGAAGGATTGGTTCAATAAAACCTAAGGCACGTAGGTACTGAACACGCTTGAGCACCTCACGCTTACTTTTCGCACCACCTTGAAGGTGGCGTCGTGTAATCAACGTCAGCCAGATGAGCAAGTTGAGTTTGGCACCCATCCGCTCTTGACGCTTACCATTGTAAACCCATCGGTTTACTCTCAGGTGTTCAGGTACTTTACTGTAGTTGTAGTTTAGGGACATGTTTTTATTTGTTTGTGGTTATTGTTGGTTGGGGAAAGTATCTTTTCGTGGCAGAATTATGTACGTAGGGTAATCGTCAGGAGTCAGCACACTGCCAGAGAAGTGCATGAGGGTGTAGCCACTGAAGTAGCATTGTTGCTTCAGTTTGCTCACCTTGGCTTGGTAGCGTGCTAAGCCGATGATTTGTGCAAGTTTGTATCCTGTCTCGCCTGAGAGAAGTTTCTTCTTCTCGATTAGGTAAGTCACAGACCTACGCTTGCTATTGATTTTTGTTTTCATGTTTTTGTGGATTTGTTTTTTGTGGTTCGCTTCAAACGAACACCCTAAGCAAAAACCTTTTCCAGCGAAAAGGCAAGCCTTTTATTTTGAAGATTTGGAGGATAGAGTTTCACAGTTTTGAATTGAGTTTCTCAGTTTTGAGTTTGAGTAATTAAAAGGAACGCGGCTGACACGTGTACACTCGAGCGTTGAGGTTTCAGGGGTTCGGTTCGTCGTGCAGTCACCCGATTTCACCCCTCTATCCGACGTTTCTAGGGGGGGTTGGTCCCCCGAAAGGGGGAAGGGCGAGGGGCGAGAAGAAGCCCCCCTTAAAACGCCTTCTAGACGGTTCACGTTTCTCACCTTGTCGCACCCTCCACGCCATAGTTCCAGCAACGCATGAGCATCCACGTACTAGGGTTCTCGTACCCACGCTTGCTCAGGCGTATGCGTATCACACGCAGATACGCCAAAGCCATCTTGTCCTGCACATCTGCATCTCTCCACGAAGCCCGGTCACACGTGGACGTGCCTTCACGCATGAGTTGCACATTTGCGTCCATCCACGCCTCCACGTGCATCTGGTAGGCACCTAACGCTCTACCGCCATCACCGATGGCGTGACGTCTCATATTTGATTCTTTTACCCCTATCTCTCTCAGGACGATTAAATCCTGAGAGGTTTGCCCATGGAGACATACACACGTAATGAGTAGTGTGATAGTTTTCATCGGTTGAAATAAAAGTAGAAGTAGCTACCTTCGCCTTGCCAGAAGTCCCCAGAGAGCATCAAGTCTCTAGCATAAAACTCAAAGTCAAAGTAAAGGTAAAGCGGACTACCTATCGGTAATTCATCAAACAGACCATTAAGTTCTGCGATGTACACACCAAAATCCTCTAGCGACTTGAACCGTCCAACGAAGCAGTCTTGAAACTGCTCAAAATGCTCGGATAGAGGTTCGGTGATGTGGTGGTTGTCGCAGAACTCAGCCATACCCTCAGAGTCCACGGAAGAGAAATGGGAGTCCTCGTCCTTCATTTTCTCTATCTTGTCCAACAGTATTTGTCTATTTTGTTTTTCTGTACTCATATTTGATTGTGTTTGAAGTTTTTACCACCAGCAGGAATAAAGGATGATTCGTCCGCGCTTGATTTCAGCCTCAGCCATAGAGATAAACTTTAAGTCATTCTCGTAATCTTCTGGCGTTGATTCACCCCAGAAGAATCCTGAAGCATGAGGAAGTTCTCCTGTGCCAGTAATCTCGTCTTTGAGTTCTTTGAGGTCGGACAAAGTAATCACCAAGTCCACACAGTTGAATTGGTCCACTGTGTCCACTACCTCCTTCTCTACGGCAAGTTGAGACATCCATCCGTTCAGGTTGGCGTGCTTACGCCACACAGCAATACTGACACGCTCAGGCTGAACGTAGGTGTCCCAATATTCACTTGCCTGACTTGAAAGACGTTCTCTATCCTCTTGAGTTTCAGCCATTCGTGAAACCTCTTTTAATTTCTCGTAAATCTCCACCCTGCGAGCATACTTTTGGGAGACAGAGTGAGCGTATTGGTCGAGTCCCATAATTTTATTTGTTGTTTAGTTGAACCATGGAGCATTTCTTGAGCACGTCAATAGGCTCAAATGGACAGTCATTGATTGAGTGCTTGAGGCTGCGGAGCATCAGCACAGGACCAAACATAGGGATAGTTCGTGACACGACTACGCCATGCTTTACTCTAGGATTTAATTCAATGAACCGAGGACTGTGGACACACCACATACCGATACGTGAAATCTTCACGTATTCTTTACGCAGGAATGGCAGTTCTTCTGCTGACCAGATTGAACCAAGTCCACGAACACCGGTGAAATCTTTCTCATACGGTGTCTCGAACAGTGGCAATCCTGCCAGAAGAATGTCGTCAGGCTCAGGAGAATACTGCCTGACGAGTATTTTGCCTGCTCTGATGAACCTAAATTCATCATCAGCAGAAGTGAGGAGCATAGCCTTCAAGAGAGGGCTAGCCATGCAACTATCGTTTGTCTGTTTCATGTTTTTGTGTTGGGGTGAAATTACTTATTCTTGTTTTTGTGGTAGCGTAGTTTTTGGTAGTGATTCATGCATGGACGGCAGTATGCCGAACCATACTCTAGTTTACCTTGACGAAGAGTACTGAACTTATTGCGAAGTTTTACAGTTTCGCACATTGAGCAGTATTTCAACTTCAGTGATGGCAGGATTCGTCCAACCGTCAGGTTGAACAAAGCTACCGTATTATTTTTGCTATTTTTCATGTTTTGTGTGGGGGGAAATTAATGAGGGCATTAGCCCTCAATGTTGCGTAGTTCAGTCATGTACAGTTTGACTAGGTCACACAAGTCATTGATTTGATTAATCAAGTACTCGGACTCAGGGTCAAGTCCCGGGGTAGGCAGTATTTCACTAGCCTTATTTTTAATCTTGGACGACAGGAAGATGACGAAGTCAGGTTCAACCAGTCCACAGACATCAATCTTGAGTTCATGGGCAAGCGTCACTGTTGCGCTGAATGATTCCTGACACTGAACAGTCAGCAGTTCATGTGCCGACTTATCCTTGCAGTATTCAGGACGTACAGTCAGCACAAGATTGACTGCTGCACAACTCAGGTGAAGTCTCCAGTCAGTCGGCTGATTAATCTCTGCAGGCTTCAAGTTCTGTGACTTGAAGAACAGACATTTAGCCATGGACATGACTTTGTCCTTCAGTTCATTTAATTCATTCTGGTATTTCATGTTTTTATGGGTTTGAGGAAAAGGGGTGCCCCCCCATTTCTGGGGGGGACTTTTGGTTAGGGATTACTGATTTTGGAGTTCAGGAGGGAGATTTCCGACCATCAACTTGCTGCCGAGTTTCACAGCCAACTTTTTACGCTCGCTCAGGATTTGAGCATTACGCTGTGCTTTGGCTTGGACTTTTTTAGTGACCGCAGCCTTGGCAGAGCCTAATTTACGCATCATTTCTTTAGGCAACTTGATTTTGGCTTTCAACTTAGGCTTGGATTCTTCATCTTCACCTTCGTCTTCATCCTCATCCTCATCAGTTTCTTTAACCTTCTCTGGTTTACGGACGATTGCTTCAAGAGCAGAATTAACGATTTCTGCTGCTTTACGCACATCACCCTCAGCATCTGCGGAGCAGTTGAGGTAGCGTGAAGAAGGAAGGACTACATTCACGAGTAAGCCGACAATTAATTCTTGAGCGTCACTCAAGGCCTTGTCTGCAACCTCACCAGTGATTTTGTCGTCACGCAATAACTTGCGAGACTTCTTCACTGAGCGAAGTGCTCGCTTTACCTTTCGGTAAGCACGAGACACCTCACGGAGAGAGTTGATGAATCCTTCTTGATTCACGATTTGGTTGCTGCCATCTTTCGCCGTGGCAACTTCAGCGTTCATGTTTTGTGGTTTCATGGGGGGAAATTGACCCGCCCTGATTCACAGAGCAGAACCAGAGAGAAGTAGGCTTTCAAGGAACGAGTTGTTCAGTTTCCCGAACACCTTAACTAAAAACCTCCTGCAGCAAAAAGGCAAGCCCATAACGCTTGATAGGGCAAACTTTGTTAAGCCGATTTTCGGCGTATTTCGGTTTCAAGCGTCTAAGGGGTGCAGAAGGCTTGTAGACTGCCCACCCCCCCCAAAGCGGGCAAG